GCTGGTCAGTACGTCTTCTCCGGCATTTTCATTTACCAAGTGGTCACTGGCGGCGCTTTGCCGTCTACCGTGCCTCCCTATCCTTCCGCAAATAGCGTGTATCCACCTTCGGGCAACATTACCGTTGGCTCAATTGTGTTGACTTACACAGCTCCTTGCGAAATCATCCCTTACGCAGCCTTGCCACAAGGCATTCAGACGTTGGATGTGCTGACGGTCAACCTTTTCTGGGGAAATAGCCGCATTCCTTTGCGCTATCTTCCTTGGACAAACTTCAACGCTCAGTTGCGCTATTGGCAAAACTACGTAGGCCGTCCCGTGTGTTTTTCAATTTACGGGCAAGGGCAAATCTACATTGGTCCAATCCCAGACCAATCGTATCCAATCGAACTGGATACGGTTATTTTGCCTCAACCTTTGACATTGAACAACGCTTCGACAACGGACGTTATCAATGACCCCTATACAACGCCTGTAGCTTTTTATGCGGCCTACAAAGCCAAGTACAAAGAGCAAAGCTACGGTGAAGCTGAAATCTACAAACAAGAATACAACAAGCACGTAGATGCAGCCCTGAACTCGACGTTCACTCGTCGCATTCCTGACCCCTACTCAGCACCGTACTAATCATGGCAGCAGCAGAGCAAAAAAAGTCCTATGCTGTCGTTAAAAACTTTGCTGGCCTAAACACCAAAGCTAACCGAACAGCGATTAAAGAAGACGAGTTCTCTTGGATTGAGAACGCGATGCCTATTGGTTATGGCAACATCAAGATTGTTCCCGTTCAGACCGCTGTTCTTGATTCAGGCAACTCTGCTGTTAGCTTTGCGAACACAACTACTTACCTGACATCGGCTAACCTGAACACAAGCGACTACATCATCTCGTTTGAAGCAAATGGTCGGGCTGAATACTTCAAGCTGGATTCTTTGACCAAAGGCAACGTGGCTACATCGGGCACGTTTTCTAGCACCGGAGTTTCTGCAACCCAATACAAGAACGAGCGCATCATCATTGGTGACCCTAGCAAGGGTTTATCAAGCTGGGATGGGGCTAATTTGGTCTCTATCGGCGGTGTTGGCACTATTGGCATCACAAACCCCGGCGCAGGCTATACGTCTGCTCCAAACGTCCAAATTGGCGCTCCAAACCAATCAAACGGTGTTCAAGCTACTGCTGTAGCCACTATTACAGCCAATGCGGTGACCGCTATCACAATTACAAATGCCGGAACAGGGTACACATCCGTTCCTTCAATTACGATTACAGGCGGCGGCGCATCTACAAACGCCACGGCTGTGGCCTCTCTCGTGACGTTTGCAACAGGCACAGTATCTGTTTTGGTAACCAACGGGGGTACTGGGTACACCAACTCAGCCAACATCACGGCAACGATTGGCAACGCATCTGGCTGGACAACACAAGCAACTTGTGTGCCAATCATCAGCGGCGGTCAAGTCACGCAAGTCATTATGACCAATGCTGGAGCGGGTTACACAAACGCATCTAACGTGGTTGTGACCATCTCTGGGGGTGGAGGCAACAACGCAACGGCTATTGCTTCGGTTGCAACTAGTCCTATTGTGGATGTCGCAACTTTCTCAGGCCGTGTCTGGGTGGCTCAAGGCCGCACGGTGTATTATTCGGCTGCTGGCAGCTACAGTGACTTTACATCCGTGTCTGCTGGCGCATTCACGCTGACTGATTCGACTTTGCACGGTCAGATTCAGGCGCTTTTGTCAGCCAACAACTTCTTGTACATTTTTGGCGACGACAGCGTTAACGTCTTCTCCAACTTACAGGTCACGACAGTTGGCTCAACCGTGTTCACAAACACCAACGTCAGTGCGTCGATTGGTAGCAAGCGTATTTACGCTATCTTTCCGTACTTCCGTTCCGTTTTGTTTATGAACGACTACGGTATGTATGCCCTTGTCGGAGCTACAACAAGCAAGATTTCAGACAATCTGGACGGCATCTTTCCGCTGATTGACTTCACGTTGCCAGTGACTGCTGGACAAGTGTTGCTCAACAACATTTTGTGCGCTGCGTTCAGTTTCACGTACAAAGACCCTGTAAATGGACCCCGAGAAATTCAGGCGGTGTTCTTTGAGAAAAAATGGTTTTTAACAAGTCAGGGCGCACTAACTTACGTGACTTCTGCGCCCGTGTCTGGCCTTGTGAATTTGTACGGCGTGACAGGTACGCAGTTGTACCGTTTGTATGGCGACGCATCAGCCAACATCAGCAGCAAAATTCAGACGGCCTTGATGGACATGAAAGACCCCATCAGGACTAAACAGGCTTTGAAGTTTGGCATTGAAGCGACTTTGACTCAAGCTGCAACGCTGACTGTGACGGTGGATAGTGAACAGGGTTCTAGCCCTGCGTACACGCTGACGAATGATGTTGCGTGGTACAACAATTTCAGCCAAACTATCCCTTGGCAAAACAACAGCAGCGTCATCATCGATTGGCTTTATAGCCAAGGGTACTTCTTGTACAAATCAGATGCCCAGCAATACGGTAAGTATTTGGGTTTGACAATGACATCAAACAATGCTGGTTTTGTGACAAATACGTTCGAGTTTGAACATGAATTGAGAGTGAGGTTCTAAATGGCAGTTCCGTATACATTTGGCAGTGCAACATCTGCTATTCCTTTGTCCCAATTGGACAGCAACTTTGCTACGGCTATTACGCTTGGCAACACAGCCATTCAGCTTGGCAACACTGTGACCACGTTGAACAACATGACGTTAGCTAACGTAACTGTTAGCAGCGGCAACGTGACTGTGACCACATTGACTGCGCCGACCATTAACTCTGGCTCAAGCGTAGCGTTGTCATTGCAATCCAACGGAACTACTGGTATCTACATGGATACAAGTCAAAACGTAGGTATTGGTACGAGTTCTTTTGCTTTTTCAGGCGCAGGTCGTGGCGATTTAGAAATTAACGGAAGTACAGATTCTGTTATTGGTTTGAAATCCAATGGCACATCTACGGGCTATTTCCAAGCGACATCTTCTATATTTAACGTAGTTGCCGCTTCAGTTCCAATGCAAATTCAATCCACTGGAGCAAATTACATTGCATCGTTTACTAACGGTGTTGAACGTATGCGTATTGACTCCAGCGGTAACGTAGGTATTGGTACAACGCCTTCTGAAAAATTAACTGTTTACGCAGCATCGGGATACATTGCAAATTCTTTGTATTCTGGAACACACAATATCCGCATGTACGCCAACGGAGGGGACATTGGTTTCCAATGCACTACTTCTGGCGACCCTATGGTTTTTCAAACCAATGGCGGTTCTGGGTCTACAGAACGTATGCGCATCGACTCCAGCGGTAACTTGCTGGTGGGGGGAAGTACTGTTTTAAATTCGGCACGACAAACAGTTTATTCAAGCTCAGGTATTGTTACAGTCGGACGAAATACAAGTGCAACTTCTGGTAAATATTGGAACACTCCTTATATTGATGGCAATAATTATCTTTATATAATCAACCAAACTAACACTGGCGTATATTTAAGTGATGGTGCAACAGCATGGACAGCTAATTCTGATGAGCGTTTGAAAGACATTATTGAACCTATTACCGATGCGGTAAACAAAGTATCAACACTTCGTGCAGTTATAGGTAAATACAAAACAGATGAAGAAGGTACGCGCCGTTCTTTCTTGATTGCTCAAGATGTTCAAGCAGTATTGCCAGAGGCTGTTTCTGTTGGAATGGAAGAAATGCTTGGTGTTCAATACACAGAAGTCATCCCGCTTCTTGTCGCTGCGATCAAAGAACAACAAGCCTTAATCACAGACATGGCAGCTAAACTCAAATCCGCTGGCGTAGCTGGCTTCTAAGGAAACATCATGGCAAACACATATACATGGGTAATTGACGCACTTGATTGCGCTCCAACATCAAACGGTCAAGCAGACGTTGTGACCAATGTTCACTGGCGTGTTAACGGCACAGACGGCACTCACAATGCTACTGTGTACGGCACACAAGGCATTGAGTTCAGCGGCAACACATCGTTTGTTCCGTTCACAAGCCTCACACAAGCTGAAGTAATTACTTGGGTTCAAACTGCAATGGGTTCAACTCGCGTTGCGGAAATTGAAGCAAATATTGACTCTCAGATTGCAGCGTTGGCTAACCCACCAATCGTGACCAAATCGGTTCCTTGGAGTGCTTGATGGTTAACGCACCGTTTACCCCATCCGGTAACACCGTCACGTTCACGGCTGCTACATCTGCGCCAAGCACAGTTCAAGCAGTCTCTACAACCATCGGTGGCAACCAATACCGCATTCTTAACGCAGGCTCTGTTACTGTGTTTTTGGGTATTGGCACAACATCTTCAGCAGCATCTAACAACGCTGTTGCAGTGACATCTTCTCAAGCATCCATTCCTCTGCTGGCTGGCACAGATGAAATCCTGACGTTTGCTCCAAACGCCTACTTTACTGGCGTAACTGGCAGCAGCACTGCTGTTGTCTACATCACGCCCGGCGACGGGAGCTGATAAGGTAATTTGAAATGTTAAAAACGGTAAGCTCTTTTGGCAATTCAATTGGCGCTCTTAACTACAAGGGCGCTTGGAATGCCTCGACCAATTCACCAACACTGGTATCTGGGTCGGGAACCAAAGGGGATTACTACGTTGTCAGCGTTGCTGGCACAACCAATCTTGACGGCATCAATCTGTGGTCTGTCGGAGATTGGGCAGTATTTAACGGAACTGTTTGGCAGAAAGTAGACGGCGGCACAACAGAGTCTTTCTACGCTATTGCCGTTACCTCTTTGACGGGGTATATGTATGCCAACGGTTCAAATCTTGTCACTGCAAGCACAACAATTCCTGTAGCCAACGTATCTGGCGCTGTGCCAAATACAGTCAACGTATTGGCTGGTGGATTGCTTTCAGGTGGCGGCGCACTGACAGGAAACGTGACCATCTCATTGGCTAACGTGCCATCAGGCAACGTGACAGGCCTTGGAACAATGGCAACGCAGAATGCCAACGCTGTTGCTATCACTGGCGGAACAATTGGTAACGCTGTTCTTTCTAATGCCAACATTACAAGCGTTCAGGCAACCTTTCCTAACAGCTACCTGACAAACAGCTCTGTAGTTTTAGGCAATACAACTGCCTCGCTAGGCTCGACTATTTCCACAATCAACGCCCTGACTTTGACAAACGTCACGGTGTCTTCTGGAAATGGTACGTTTGCAAACCTTTCTAGCGGCAACGTCACCATCACTGGCGGCACAGAAAACAACGTCACGTACACCAACGTCACTGTTTCTAGCGGCAACGCAACGTTGACAAAAGTAACAGCAAATACTGTTGTTGCAGCCGGAAGCATCTCTGGCAACGTAAGTTCAGGCGCGTTTTCTTACGGCAACCTATCTTATTCAGACACAGGAATTGTTGCTTCTTATGCGAACAATGCGAATACTTACATTCAAATTGTCATGCAAAACACTAGCAACGGCAGTAATGCTTCTAGTGATTTTGCTCTTGTAAACGACACAGGCACTGCTTACGGTGATTTTGGTATCACTTCCAGTACTTTTTCCGGGTCTGGTCGGTTTTACTCAGCAAACGTCGTTTACTTGTATAGCGGGTCTGTTGACTTGGTTGTTGGTACGTTGAGCGCTAACACCACTCATTTTGTTGCAAATAACTCTGCAACAGATGCAATGACTATCAACAGCAACAACACAGTCACCATTCAAACATTGGCTCAAAGCACTTCATCGAGTGCTACGTTTGCCACATCCAGCCTGCCTTTGGTTCCCGCTGGCTACATCATCGTGAACAACAACGGCACAAACGTCAAGATTCCTTACTACGCTGTTTAACATGGACAATCAACAACTTTTTAACGCCGTAGTCAGTCTTGCAGGCTTTCTAGCCGTCTGGGTCTTTACGACTCTGATGCAGCGCGTTCAAAAGCTGGAAGACAAGCTCAATGAGTTGCCCAAAGAGTATGTTCAAAAGGACGACTACAGAAGCGACATCCGAGAAGTCAAAGACATCTTGAAACAGATATTTGAGAAACTTGACAACAAGGCTGACAAGTGAATTTTGATACCCTCTCCTACGTAAAGTTCGGCGACAAAGACGGGCTGGGAGAGTTTTTGTTTGAAAATGACCAGCAGCATTTATTGTTTGCTCAAGTGTTAACTTCAAAAGGGGTCACGATTCCTCAGTATCCAATACTGGATGCCGAGCCAAGCAATTTGGATGATTGGTTGCTATTGCACAATCAAATTCATCAGGCTTTGGCTTCTGCTCTTGGGTTGGATAATCCGTTTCAGTTGTTGGATGCTGATTGGCGAGTCGAAGAAGACTTCTACGATTGGATTGGCGTTCACGAATCAATCCACGAACAAATTGCTGCGGCGCTAGGAGTATCGTAATGGCTAACTTTATTGTCACAACTGGAGACACACAGTATCCATATCCAATTGACACGGGGATTGATGCGACAAAAATAAATTCAATACCGGGTCTTGCTCAGTTTTTGCAACAGTCTTACCAAAACTTGCCAGTTGGTAACTATGCAAACAGCCAAATCAAATCCATTGCTCAAAAAGTTGTTGCAGACCCTCTTACGTTTGAGAAGAACCAATTTGTCAACAGCGTTAAGGCTTATGGATATGACGCCAGTACAGGTGATTTTGCTGGTCAGCAAGACCAGTCTGTTATCAACAACGCTAAGAATACGGCTATCCAGCAAGCTCAATATTTGGCCTCTCAGGGCGTTTCTCCCTCTGAAATTCAATCTTTGCTTCAACAAGGTGAGTCAGCGGCTGCTTCTGCTGTTAAACAAACACAAGCCGATATTCAAAAAACCATTGATATTGGCACGGGCGGGTCTTTTTTAAACAATGTTTTCTCCATTGGCTTGGCTCTTGCTTTGCCTGAGGTTGGCGCAGCGATTGGTGCATCTTTATTGGATGCAGGTATTCTTGCTGCCGGAACATCAACAGCTACAGCCACAGCGGTTGGAACGGCGTTAGCTTCTACTGCTTCTCAAATTGCACAGGGTGCTGACCCAACCACAGCCATCAAGAATGCAGCTATAAATTCTATTGTTCAAACAGGTTCAAACGATGCCGCTAAAGCATTGTTGAAGAACACAGATTTTTCTGTTTCTACAGCCAACGCATTGGCTTCTGCTGGCGGTTCAATTGCCTCTACTTTAGCCAAAGGTGGCAACGCAACCACAGCAATCAATAATGCGATTGGCGGGGCAATTGGTTCAGAAGTAGGCTCTGAATACGGCAGTGCTGCGGGTTCTGCTGCGGGTACTTTGGCGGCTACTGGAAACGTCACATCAGCTTTGATTTCAGGTGCTAGTCAACTTGGAAACACAGCAACAACAACGCCAAAAACAACTTCTGATGCTGGACCAGCCGCCTCAACAACTCCAGAGGCAAATGCAGCAACCAGTTCTGTTGGCGCAGCAAACGTAGCCCCTACAACTGGCAGCCCAGATTTGGGGACAATTACGGTTACGGCTCCCAAAACCAATGCAACTATTGTTAGCCCGACGGTCACAAATAATGCTCAAAGCACCACTTATATTCCGTCCAATATTCCGAACAATTTTGGCGAAATTATTACGACAGCATCGAAACTTCCCCCGGCAACTATTGTTAGCCCAGACGTTTCAGGAAACGCAAGCACAAGCAGTCCGACAGCAAATTTAGGCACTGTGACGGCTACGGCTCCTAAATTGCCAACAGCGACAACAAGCGAAACTCCGACTGCTGAAACTCAACCCAGCCAATCTGGGTACATTAATATCCAATCAGGAATTCCAACTGCTCTGGCAAACGTCATTGGAACAAACTTGGCTCCCTACTATTACCCGTCATCCGGCACAACGTCTGGCTTGACAGGAGGCGCTCTAGGCGGTGAAATTCAGTCTGGAGAAACTGGCGGTAAACGCCAAAACGTCTGGGACGAAGCATCGTTACGTTTGAAAGACGCACTAGGACTGTAAATCATGGCAACACAACTCAGAAAATTAACTGGCATGGGCAGCGACGTTCGCAAGATTGCTGCGCTCTTGCAATCCAAAGCGCCTAAAGGTCACAAGCTGGCCTACATCAACGACGAGGAAGCAGCGTTGCTCAAACGTCGTGGTGGTTCGGGTAAACCCCATGCTGACACTGGCATTCCATCGTTTGATGACGGCACAAGTGGTGGCGGTATCTTTTCGTCTCCAGACTATTCTCAATATACACCGCAACAACAAGCGCCTGTTGAGGCTACTCCTGCGGCTGCTCCTGCTGATACTGGCGCATACACAGGCGGCGGTGTTCAAACGCCAGCAGTTTCCTCGTCTGACACATCATTGAATTTGCCATCAAGCGGTGGTTCTTCTTTTGGAGCGCAGCTAGGTCAAAACCTTGGTGGCGTACAAGCGCCGTCTGCCGGAACTGCGTTTGCTACACCACAGCTGAATGCGCCTAGTGCAGCATACGACATCACAAGCAGCA